TCCATTTCACCATTTTTATACATTTGAGGAGAATACAATTCATAAAATTCTTTTTTTCTATCGTCTGGCATTACACCCTCTACATCATTATACATCGCTTCTATAATAGCTCTCATCTCTGATTGACCTGGTTCTATTGTTACTTTTAATTTGTCTACTAAAACTTCTTTTGGTTTTTTTTCTATTTTTTCTACAGCTTCTGTTATACCACCAAAACTTACATCACCTCCATTATCAAATCCTACTCTACCACCTTTTCTTAGACTTATTAAACCACCAGCTTTGTATCCTGCTGCTGCAATTGCATCTAAAATTTCTTCTTCAGTTGCACCTTGTGCTTCCATAGCTCTTCTAATTGCAAATGCTCTAGTTGCATCTGAAGCTGCATCTGCTTCTGATTCTTCTTCCATCATTCGATCATATTCATCTTGATCTCTTTTAGCTTGTGCAAACATTAGATCACCTGTCCCCTGTGCAACTGGTGTTGTGTATTTTAATAAACCAGGATCAGTCATAAATTTAGAAGCTTTAGATGCACCCGTTAAAATTTCTCCCATTGCACTGTCAGCTCCAAATCTATTTATTCCTTTAGTTGCTAAATCTTGAAAACTTGTAGTAGCTGGAGTACCTTCAATCATAAAACCTTTTTCCGCAGGTCCTATGAATCTATCGGGAGTTCCTGGAGTTCCTGGTGCAGTCATAGCACCTGACAACGCTCCGAGTCCCGCTGATAATACATTAATATCACCTTCGTTACCTTCTTGTGATAATTGTCCTAAAATATTTAAACCACCACCCATCAAAGCTCTTTGAGCCATACCTGCTCCCATTATACCTGTTGGTAATAAATAAGGTGCAAATGCTGCAGCAAAAGGTAATGCTGGTTTGATTTCATTAGGTATGATTTTATCTAATACCCTTGATACTGGTTTGAATATTTTCTTAAAAAATCCCATAGTTTCTCTTTATAATATACGTTGATAGCAAGTTCGCAAAGCTTGTAAAAAGGCGAGTGTATAACAATTTACTAGGTTTTTATACATTCGTCAACGATCCTATATATTAGTTTTACCGCCCAAAGCACCTGGTCCTACTACGATATTTACATTTCTAGATATATCATCTTGCGTAGTATCAGTGACTGGGCTATCTACGTCTTCTTTAGCCTCTGCATCTGATAGATATTCTCTACCTGTTTTTAAGTGTTTTATAGTAACCTCTACTCTTGGCCTATAAACTTTAACGGTTTTGCCGTCTATTTTTTGTTCTGAATATCCTTCTTCTTGTTCTACAAATGGCATTATCTGTCCTCCCTGTTTATTTCTAATATAGATGCAATTACATCTGTTTGACCACTGCTTGCTTGTACTTTTAATGCTTCACTTTCTTTCATAATTAATGGTTCTGTTAATACTTGTTCTTTTTCATTAGCAGATAAACTAACATTATTATCTACTACAAAAACAGCTGCTGCTGCATCTACTAGTGTTACTTTTACAACTGCTGCACCAGCGTTGTCTTCTGCTACTAATAATGATTTTACAATAGCTCTAGAGTTTGATGGCACTGTATATAGTGTTGTTAAATCTGTAGTTGTTAAACTTGTTTTTTCGTTCTTATATATATTTGCCATTAGCCTAGTCCTAACCAAGTAAATCGTTCTTGGTCTTCTTTTTGTTGTGTTAAATATGTAGAGTTTAATTGTTCTATTAATATAGATAACGCTCTGTTAATTTGTCTTTGATTATCTTCACTATATTCTCTTTTAGGTTCTGGTAATCTTACTACTATCTTTGCCATTATCCTCTCCTTCCATCTGGTTGTAGGTCCACTTGAAACGTACCGAATCTCCACGATTCGCCGGCCCCTGTGTTTTCTATTTTAATATTTGCATAACGTCCTCTGGCCCTAGTGTCAACTTTAGTTGTACTAGATGTAATTGTAAAAGGACTTAATGTAGTTGCTGCACTTGGATCTGCAGGAAAATCTTTGACAGATATTGTTACTTGGTTATTACCAGTTAACACTTTAAAATTTGGTAAGAATCTACGCATAGCTAAAAATACTTCACTCTGATCTTTTTGTAATGAAAAACTAAAAGACTGCACAAAAGAAGTTAAAGCTGTTGTGCTGCCATCAGGATTAATTTGATCTGTTCCTACTTCGTGTTCAAATAGAACTGTTTGACCTAAACCTGTTTCACCTTGAATAACAGGAAATGTTCCTGTGTTAGAATTATTAAAAGCTGTAGCATATGGTTTTGGATATACTAATGAATCAATCCAAGTTGTTCTAATTGAATTTGAATTTGTTGCTGTATACCAATTACCCATAGGTAAATTAGCATTATCTTGTCCATAATTATAAACTACGTATCTATCATTAAATGTAGCACTCGATGTTGGATACCACCAAATTACTTCTGTAAATAGATTGTTTATACCTGCACAAATTTGTTGACCTTTTGTAGTATCAATATCATCATAGACATAATCTTCAACAGAACAAGGTAATGTATTAACTGTACCATCAAAAGAAAAGAATCCGTTGTTACCCATCCAATAAGCAACACCGTCAATTTCAATAGCTGCATTCTTACCAATTAATCCACAGTTTGTACCTACCTGTTCGAAACCAAATGTAAATGGTGCACCTACAAATTTCATTGCATACAATGCATTATCAGTCCACACTAGAATGTTTTCTTTTGCAACCAAAGCACCCATAATTTTTGTACCATCTTGTAGTCTTTGTGTACCAGCTGTGTTTGTTGCTTCAGGTGTATAATTATTTATGTCTTCATCCACAGAGAATCTTATAAGCATATCGTCTTGAGTTGTTGGTGTGCCTATTGTTACCTCTGTTCCAAAATGAATTAAGTGACGTGTTGTTGGTGAGATAAGTGTTACTCTAGTTGCAGTTGGATTGTTTGTTGTTTCAAATCCTGATGTATTTGTTGCAGCTCTATTACCTGTTGGATTAGCGGCTCCTGCATTCCAAGTAAATGTTTTACCATTTGCAATTGTTGCAACTAATACTTCACCAAAATTACTTAACGACCAAAGACCTGGTTCAAGTGTTACAGATGATGCTTGCACTGCACTACCAAAACCTGCAAACAATGTTGCGTTTTGAGTTACAGAACCATCACTATGTGCTTGTCCGTTTGATGTACCAGCAGTCGCTGTGCCGTTTGTTCCTCTGGTAATACCTAAAAATTGTGTAGAACTTTTTGATGTATACGTAATTAATTCATTCTCTACTAGAATTGTTCCTGCAGCATCAAAACCAGTTGTAGAGACTACAGTAACCGCGGTCCCCGATCCACCTGTACCAGCAGTATCTGCAAGTAATGCTCCATTTAAAGTTGTTTGAGAAACACCGGTAATAGTTCCACCATAGTTTCCAATACCAAAACCATAACCATAAGATTGAGCAGCAGGACCTATTACTTCATAAGGAGTAATGGTCACTGATCCACCACTAGATGCTGAACCTGCAGTAGCAGCTTGAATAGTTAAAGTTGTAGAAGTTGGAACTGACAACACTTGAAAGTTTATATCATTAAAAGTTGCTGTAGTTACACCGGTAGTACCACCAGGTAATGTTGTAGAGCTTAATCTAATGATATCTCCAACAGCAATTCCGTGGTCCGCTGATGTTGTTAAAGTTACAGTTGTTGTCCCATTAAAAGTAAAGGTTGCACCTGTAATTGCAGTTGCAAGAGGTGTTATGTCAAATAGTTGACCTTCAAAATATAAAAGTAAAAATTTATCTGTGCCGATAGCTACATATCTATTGCCATCAGTATCAACAAAAGCGTGTTGTTTTCTTGCTACACCTACGATTGTATCTGTTAAAAGAGATTGCCAACCACCTACTTTTTCTGGCAGGCCATATCTAAATCTTACGTTATCTGAATCTACCCAACGACCTTCTGCTCCGACTGAAGTATCTTGTTTATCGATTCCAGGAGCAAACTTAATTTTCGTAAGCACTGATTACTCCTATGTTGTTTGGTTGTATACGTATTGCCAACCTTTGGTTGCGTTAGTGTATCTTAATTTAATTGATTGATTATTAGTGGCTAGATCTAAATTTGTATTAGAGCCTCTAATATTCTTAGTTCCTGGAGCAACTACTACTTTGTTTGAACCAAATCCTCCACTTGCTGATACATCCATAATACTAACTTCATCACCCATACTCGGACTAGCTGGTAGTGTAATAGTAACTTGGGCTGCAGCTGTATCTATTAATAAGTTATCACCAGCTACTGCAGTGTATGCAGTAATAGAACTAGATGTAATTGCAAAATTACCTTTTTGTAAAATATCTAATCTTGCATCTGTTCCATTAGAATGAATTAACATTGTAGCTCCTACAGGAACAGCTATTGGATTTGACGATCCAGCTGTTTTAATACTTAACGTATATTTGTTTGCTGTAGTTCTATCTGTTGCATCTTGAATAACGTATAGTCTTGTGGCTGTACCACCTGTTGTAGATGCAGGTATAATTAAATTAATACTAGCTGTCATTGTGCCAGTTAATTTAAGATAAATATTTTTACCGTTTGATGTTGCACCATCTGATAAAGCTAAAGTAACATCTGAACCAGATGTCATTGCTACATCAATTACACCTGATGTTGATTGTTGTAATACTTGTAAATTAGTATTTGTGATTGTTCCCCATAGACCAGCTTTTTCACCGGTTGCTACAAGTTCTAATGCTAAATCTGTTGAAAATGTTGATGCCATATTAGTACGGTTTTATTGGTGTCCAAACCATTGTTGCTCCTGGTATAATTTCATTCCACGTAATAATACCTACTTCGCCTGTTCCTAATGTCATAGCCGTAGCAGGTGCTTCTATACTCGCAGTTCCGGTAATAGTAACAGATCCACTATTTATAATCAAGTTGTTTCCAGAGGCCGTAACATTAGCATCTGCACTAACTGTAACGTTCCCCGTTCCTAAAACCAATGGTGTTTTAGGTGCTTCAAGGTTTGCTGTGCCTACAATTGTTACTGTTCCGGTACCAAGTGTTAATTGATTACCAGTTATAGTCTCTGTGACTGAATCAGCTGAGATATTAGGATTACCTATGTTAGCAACTAAATTGTTACCTGTAACAGCAATAGTTACTACATTATCAGCTCCTACTTGAGATATAGGAAATTGTGATATTGCGTCAAAACCTAAATTCATAAATGTCCTTAAAAGGAGACAGGGGGTATGTGGTGGTGCCCTGCCTCCATCTAAGAATTATATCATCGTTTAAACCAAGAAGGAAGACCTAAATGTG